TGCCCGCTGTGAATGGATGCCCCCCCCCATAAAGATTACGTATTGATTACGTCCCGCCTGATTATGGCTTCCACAATAGCACAAATCGCTCATCCGGCCAGGTACGTTGATGCCGGATTCCGCCTCAATTGCCTTTGCAGAAAGTTAACGATAATAGCACAAAACGCTCATCCCCGCCGTAAACGATCTGTATTGATTATCGGATTGGTTTCCCGGACGGAAGGGGACTTACCATTTGTAAAGTAAATTAGTTTACTTGGGGGCGCGCGGGCTAACAACCCTTAATTTTCAACGGAAACGGCTCTCTGACGCGACTTAGCATATTACCGGTAAATTATGCGTATGGGACGACGAGCGAAGCGAGGAGGCCCTTTGCGTTGAATTTTGCGGCATTACAGTATGCTTCGAAAAAGGCGCGGCCGCAAGGACGCGAATTTTCGAATAAGCGGAAATGGGACGGTATCGATTTTTTCAACGGAAATGGCTTTCTCATGCGACTTGTTACATTGCCGATAAATTATACGCGTTTGCCGACGAGCGCAGCGAGGAGGCACTTTGCGTTGAATTTTACGGCATTCTAACCATACTCGAAAAGGAGCGGCCGCAAGGACGCGACTTTTCGAGTTAGCGGAGGATATGGTATTGATTATGGTTGAAGCGGGAATGGGAACGATGGCGAATTTTAAGCGGAGTAAATACATACTTTGACTGAATGTCGTTTGCGATGAGGCCGCAAGGCCGAATAAGCGGACGACATGAAGTCTTTCATATGGTTTTACTCGATTGTTTCCTTCTTCTTCTCTTTCCCCCTTTACCCCCTATCTTATTATTATCTTTCATCCGGTAAAATTTAAAAATTTTACTTTTTATTTTAAAACTTTTTATTACTTTAACAAATTTTTATTTTTAATTTTTCTGAGGGAAAAATAAAAATTTATTGAAAGCAATAAAAATACTGTCCGGACTATCAAAAAGAGTTATAGAATAATTAAGGGGTTATAAGGGGGACTATGGGCGGTCTAATAAAAATAACATCCAAATGAAATTTGTCTGTTATTTTATTCTTTTGCCCATCATCCCTTCTTATCCCCCCTATAGTCCCCCCTTTTCCTCCCTTCTTCCCTTCTTCCTTTAGGTTAAAAGTTAATGCGTTTATTTGTAATTTTGCGTAACCATGCTACATTAGTTTTTGTCCGAAAAATCAACCCAAATACAGAGCGGCCATGAAAACTCAACCTGTAACAACTACTTTCCTTAATTGCGTCCTCCAAACGTTCGGCCTCGTATACGTAACCGATACATGTGTACAAATACCCGGCTATGCTGCTCCGCAAACAGTATCCACATATCGCTTTTCTGATACTGCCGCATCAAATCCGGTTTCCGTTTCCGACATCCAAGACTATTTCACGAAAAACAACTATTCAGCCACCATCCTTCCATCCGACAATCCCGAATATTTCATATATGCGTCAAACAGACGGTTCCGTAAAAACCGTCATAAAACCGTCAATCATAATATCCGTTTTGATTTATGCCGCCCGCCGCAACATCACGAAATCAACAAGGCATTTCAATCTATAAAAGTTCTCGATATCGTAAAATACCGCATAACTGAACATCCATCCCGTTTCAACATAACCGGCATCCTTACGTACTCAAACGGTAAAATCCCGTTTACCGTCAACGTCTACAAAACAAACCCTTTACAGCCGCGTGTTCATTGCGAAATTTCGCTTATAAAGACGAAAATTTACTTATCCGTTAGAAACATTCTACGTAAGTTGTTGAAATTCAACAACAAACACAAATTATCGTAAATTTTCGCAAAATTTTTCGTTTTTCCCCTTGCAATAAGTTAATATCAGGTTATATTATATACTGTAACACAAAAACAGCCAACAAGGAGGGTTAAAATGAAACTCGATCGCGCAATTTTTCACAGATTTTTCTATGCTGTTGAATCCGAAAGCGGCCGCGCCAAATCCAACACAAGTTTCGATGGATGGGAGTTCAAATCATACCGGACAACAATCGGCGTCAAAACGCCGGGAAAAGATGGCCGTCCGGTGTTACTGATAGCGGATAGCTCTTTCAGCAGTACCACGGGCGGACACATAAGCGCATTGCGCTATGCGTGCCCATATCCCGCAGACCATATAATCGCTGTTCCGTTCACATGGGGGGATGTATGGTATAAGCGGGAAAATTGCATCGACGACTTGTTACGGCGATTCATCGACCGGCTTTCCAATTGGGAAGTCGACCGCCTGAAATACGCCGAAAGCCGCCGCAATTTCCTCCGGGTTTACGGTGATTTCTCCAGCTTTTTAGAGCTCGTAGCACTGAAGCGCCCGGCCAAGGCAGTAATGCAGAAAATTGAAGAATTGGCCGCGATTGCCAACGAAACGGAAGACCGCAAAAAACGCAATGAACTAATTTCCGGATTGACGGCGAAAAGAGAAGCCGTGGAGAAACGTAAGGCCGCAGCGGAAAAGCGGAAACACGCTGAATTTCTGAAACAGTTTAGCGATGTGCCGTATTTAGACCTGATACGAATCGCATACTGGGATCATTTCCGGCCCGAAGTATCTCACGAAACCCGGGCGACTTTACGCGGTATATTCAACCCGGACAATTCTTTGTCTTACGTCGTCCCGGAGTTTCTCGGCGATGGTGTAATCACAACGCAAGATGTTCGTATGGATGGGCGCATCGTCCGGGCGATGCTGAAAGCATGGAAAGCCGGACGGGTTAAAGTAGGGCAGCATATTGGGCTGTATACGCTTCGGGAGATGACGGATGAATATGTGCAGATAGGATGTCATAAAATCCCAATGCAGAATATCCGGAAGCTGTATTCAGCACTGATTGAAGGAGATGAAGCATGAGAAAGCAAGTACTTAATGGGATGAGGTCGTTCGCCGAAATTGATGATAAAATCAAAATTCATTCCCGTTACTGGCGGCATATTAGAATTATCGGTGTAACTTACTTTGGAGGGTCGTATTCCGTCGAAATTGAAGTAGGGGAGCCCATAAAATGAAAACCGTTGGACACTGGTTAAAATATTCAATCGCGCCGTTGGCTTTTTGGGCGGCGGTAATCGCCACCGCAATCGTTACAGAATAAAGGAGGAGTACAAATGGAAAATGATGTGTATACGCTCGAATCGTTGAAAATTCTTAATCCGAAATTTCAACAATAAATAAATAAATAAAGGATTAGCGATGAAAACCATCTTGTACTGGCTTAAATATGCCGCCATTCCGGTTGCGTTTTGGGTTGCTGTAATCATTTGTGTAATTTGGTAATCGAACATAAGGAAATAAGTAATGAAATTCAATATCGATTCCAAGAAAAATGAAGTTGTAAACAAGTACGAATCTGAACTTGCCGAACTCAAAGAGACTGAAACTGTGCTTAATGGACTTCCTGATGTGTTTGACGAGTTCGAGTTCTTCTTCTACTCGCCTGCAAAAATGAATAAGAACGTGATGGGCGTTGTACATTTTTATTGTGATAATGCCAATAAGATTATCGATACTCTGAATAAGGTTACTGATTTGCTTCCCATTTGCTTGGTAAAAGATGGCTGTGTGTCGGCATATCCGCGCTGCTGCATAGATATGGATAAATACAGCAAATACAATTCAAATAATCTCTATTGTAAAAAATTGAAAGTTCCATATACGCTTGCGGCAGAAGGCTACACCCACCAAACACTTCCTAGTGTTACCATTAGATGTTTTTACAATATTAAAAATTATGGGATTGTGGCTGTATGGATATCCGTAAAGAGTAAAGAGTTAGAATCATTCGGTGTTTACTTTGATGCAACATATCGCACATTTAAAGGCGATATTCTTGAAAGTTCTATCAGATTCAATTATCAGTTTACTACTTTCAGAGTAAAAGTATTGTTTCCGAACGTTGTTAAGTTTAAGGGTTACAATTCTTCCGGTACTCATCTGTTTTATTCGGAGGTTGAATAAACATGAGTAAAACGATGCGAAAATGCAATAAGTACCGTTATTGTTATGTTATTCAGGCGAAAAGCAATGGTGTATGGCAAGATTGCACGCATCATAGCGATAGAAAATTTATGTACTCTGTGTATAATGGATTGAAATATAAGAGCGTATACACGGATATACGCATCGTACAGCGGAGGATTTTAAATGACAGTCTATGAGTTGAAAAATTTACCCATCGATACGCTTGTCAAGCTCCATAATATGGCTGGAGGTAATCGCATATATTGTATGGATGACGACGAAGATTTTAACCTGGTTGATGATATCGTAACAGAACATCTACGGGTAAAGCGTAATTCGGCATTATGGGAATTTGATTCCGCTATGCCATACGTTGTAATCGAGCATGGGGATGTATTAAGCTACAATGAAAAAGCGATAAGAAACTACGTAGACTATGGCAGAATTATCGAATATATACTGTATTCGTAGAATAAGGCGCGGAGCCGCTTCTGATACGACTTAGTGTGTTCCCATATAGTTTACTGGGTTAGCCGCTAAGTCGTCCCATAAGGCTAAACTAAAGGTGTTTAACGGCTATGACAAATGAACAGTTACAGAACAGTATAAACGCGGTCAAGAATGTAGCGGCGTTTACGGCACTAATGCGAAGTTCTGCAATCGATGAACAGATTAAATTATCGGAATACCTTTGCGCTAAAATATTCATCAAGTCTCATACTCCGCGCAATCCAATAGATGATAGTACAGTATTGTATCATCCCATCGAAGAAGAGATTGTGAAAGCGATTGCAAGCGGCATAGACGTTGATGATTTTGTAGCACAATTTGTAAGTATGGATATGCAATCGTCGGCATCTATGCTTCGCAGACGCTATCACAAGATCGCTCATCTGCTTTCGATTTACCAGGCGTATAGTCAACCCCCAATGCAAATCAATTTAGACGGTAAAATCTAGTCATGTGCATCGGCATTTATAATCACATCTTTTGGTTTTTCCTGCATATTGAAAACTACCGTGATCTTTCCTCCGGTATGTGCATCGGCATTTGCGTCTCCGATATTGGCAACTTTTACAAGAGTGTTGATTGCGTTAACCACGTCGGCAGGTTTGTTTTCTTCCTGATTTATAATGTTTTCGAGGCGTTTTGTGACACCTATAATCGTCGGCTTGTTGATTTCCCATTCTGCTGCCCTGAGAAATTTAATCCGTTCTCTTATCCTCTGTTTCATCATCATGCGGCGCATATTGTTGATGTCGATGTGACGGATTCCGGTGATTGGCGTCATGTACTCGCGGTATGCTGTATAATACTCTTCCGTGGTATGTGCGTCGGCATCCACAATCCAGTTAAGAAAATCTTCAACACGTTTATCCGCAATTGGGATTGCGGGATCGGCATCCTTATCGTCAAGGCAGGCAGGGAGGCAGTCAAGTGCATCGGCATTTGTATCGATTACTTTTTCACCTGTATTTTCTCTGCGTTCAATTTGATTTTTAAGTTTAAAAGCCATCTAAAATCTCCTTTTTGTTTCAATATACCATGATACAGTAAAAATTACAAATAAAAGTTAAAAATTAATGCGCAATAGGGCTTGAAACTCTGGAGCGGGAATGCTACATTAGTTAAAACCGGCGCAATAGACCCAGGAGTAACCATGCAGACTGTGTATGAAGTCATCGGCGTCATTGACGCGCACACATGTGTAATCGTCGGCATCTTCGCTGACAGGATTGCAATGTGTGATAAGTTGCAGGAACAGTTTTCGAAATGTTATTTGAAGTCAAACGGCAAGCGGATCGACATTATCCCTGTGAGCGTCGGCATCTGTATGCGTAATAGATTCTGTAAACTGTACAGTAAGGAATCAGGGAAAGAGTTGTACCGAATTTACGCGATAACATTAAACAAAGTGAATCCTGAGTTGCATGAAAGTTTCAAGTAAAAACGATTATCTATATTACCAAAGAGATGGTAAGAATTATCGGGTTCCGGCTTCCGATAAAAGCATAAATGCTTTATTGCGCAGGAATTATGACTGTTCCGATGTTCTTACTTTAGGCGGCAGATTGCGCATTCCGTTGTACCCATACCAGTATCAGGCGCTTTTACAGGCTAAGAATAATAATTGGAACATTCTGGATGCGGACAGCATGGGATTGGGAAAGACCCCTACGGCACTGGGGTGCATCGTTGCCTCGAATGCAAGGAAAGTGCTTATTGTGTGCCCGGCCGCGATTAAGTATCAGTGGAAACGGTACATTGAAAATTGGGTAACGAAGCCTGGAATCACATACGTATGCGAAGGGCAGAAGTTTGAATATGGTGACTGCCTGAGTGTGAAACACGCCAACTACGTAGTCATAAATTACAACATATATGATTATTGGGTAGACCTGTTTTGTAAGATGAAGTGGGATATGGTTGTATACGACGAAGCGCATCGGATTAAGAAGGTGAGTATACCGTCGGCACCTGTAAGGTGTTCTGCCGCTGCTGATATGCTTGTGCCGCACGTTAAATCGTGCATATGCTTAAGCGGTACCCCCTTGACGGATCGCACTGCCGACATATGGCATATTGTGAAACTTGTGAATCCAAACTTGTTTCGATCATACTTTCTGTTCCAGCAGCGGTATTGCGGGGGAGCATCCGGCGCATTTTCCAGCGAATCGAGAAGCGCCAATACGATAGAGCTGCATAATAAGCTGATCGATAGCGGCGTCATGATTCGCAGAACGAAAAAAGATGTGTACAAAGAGATACCGAGAGTTGATATCGACGTAGTTCCGTTTAATGTTCGTTCCGCTGCACTGGATACGCTGGAAAGGGAGGCCCGGCATCAGACATTGTGGATGAAGAAACAGACTGGTAAACAGCGCGGGGCCGCCATGTTTAAAGTTCGGCAGTCTTTTGAGAAATACTTACAGGAGGCGATACGATTAAAATTACCGTATATTGTAGAATGGCTTAAAGATTTCATGAATGAAACCGATGAAAAGATTGTGGTGGGCTGTATCCATAAAGAATTGTGTGGGAACGCTTTGTATCGTGAGTTTGAGAGGTCGTCTGTACTCATCAATGGGGATGCGTCGGCAAAACAAAAAGACAAACTTCTTACTGAGTTTAAAACCAACAAACAAAAAAGGATGCTGATATGTAACATACAATCTATGAAAGAAGGGGTAGACGGCCTTCAAAACGTGTGCAGCCACATGGCGATATGCGAACTGCCGTGGTCTCCCGCGGACATCGATCAGCTTATCGCCCGTCTAGATCGGAACGGGCAGAAAGAACGTGTGAATGTTTCGTTCCTTGTGGTGTATGACAGCATCGACGAAATGCTTGTCCGTACTTTGGATAGAAAAAAGAAGATAACGACGGAAGTCCTTGACGGCAGAGCTCCGCATAGAAAAGAATTATTGGTAAACCTATTAACCGGAGGATGTTGAAATGAAAGATGGTACGAAGCTTGTCATCGTGAATGTGTGCGTGATTGTATTGATTATTTGGGTGGCAGTACTAGGTGCTATCGGAATCCATTATGCTCTTCCCGATCGGCAAAAGGAAGTCAAGTATGAAGAACCAGTAGTCGAAAACCCGAAAAGCAATGTAAACGTATGCGGACACATCATAGGTGAAGAGTTTGTACCGAAACCGGAGTACAAACATAACTTGAAAGGAGACGCCTACATTTACTGGTATGATGCTGCTACTATGATTACGTTTCGTCCTGTAAATGGAAGACTGAAATATGCATCCATTACTAAGTTATGCGTTGATGGTGCAGACTGCTACGCTGAGTATTCCGAGATGGGAGCGTATTATGTTAAGAGATATGGTGCGAAACCTCAGAAGCAGCCTGATTCTCTTCTTACAGAGGATGGTGTATGTATCGATTTGAAGTGCAAAATTGTAGACGGTAAGTGGTTTCTTTCCGTAGTGATCGCTAAACTTGACAAGTAAAGGTGCAGTATGAATATCAGTAATATCAGTGTGTACAATCTCGAGAAAGCAATCGTTGCCAGCGGGTACCCGATGCTTACAGAATACGATCCTTGTAAAGTAATGGACGAAGTATCTGAGGTAAAGGAATGGATCGAAACTTATTACAGCATGAAAGGTCAAGCCCCTAATAAGCATATTCAGAGAGCCATTCGCCTGTGCCAAACTCATTCTAATTCCGGGCATTGTAACTTTCTGTCCGGCATCCTTGTGACGATGGATGTTACAGCCTCTAACGTGTGGTGGCTGCAATGTGGGAGGTACCACTTTATTCAAAATGTATCTTCTATGTCGAAAATGCACAAACTCAAGGCTATGAGAGCTGCCAAAGATGACTATATGTTTCATCCTAAAGTATCAACTGTGATACAGAATGAGTTTTTCGATGATGACGTATTTTCAGATGTGAACGATGACGAAGAACTTTCGTATTCGTGTCCTATGGGAATGCTGCTGACTGCACATATCTCCACAAATTATTTGCAGTTGCGAACGGTGTATGAGCAAAGAAAGAATCATAAACTCAGTGAGTGGAGGATGTTTTGTAACACAATCTTTACTTTGCCGTTCGGCCCTGAATTTATTGCGCAGAAATTCTAGATGTATGAGAGGCGGGATTGTACAGCTTCTGGAGGACAACCACATCCCTTACAAACTGCGCAGGGAGTGGGCCAATGTATGCTGTCCTTACTGTGGGGATAACGATTATCATTTAGGTCTCACAGATGACGGCAAGGCAACATGTTTCCGGTGCGGAACTCATAATATAAATTCTGTAATCCACGAGCTGCTCCACTGCGGAGCCTCGGAATCAAAATCGATTGTACGGAGGTACACATGTAGATCGAAAAGTTGGCATAACGATGATCCCGCCAAAGTGTGTTCGTCGGCATTTGAGTTTAAAGTTCCTTCGTCGGGAAATATATTGAAAGCCAAAATTCCTTTCATATACTTGAGGAGAAGATTTAAATGGATGTCGATAGATGAGTTTGTAAGCATGGTAAAGCGCTGCGGTATTACATACACGGATAACGAGTTTGTAATACCGAAACCCGACGGCAACCTTACCGGAATGTTTGCAGGGAGGATCGTGTTTCCGTTGATCCATAATGGGATACCTGTATCTTATCAATGCAGGGATTACACGGACAATTGCAAAGTAAAGTACATGACTGCTTATCCTGAGTATGAACGGATAATGCACAAAGACGTCTTGTATGGGGAAGATGACGTACCTTACAGTAAAGTAATTGTGTGTGAGGGAGTGTTTGACGCTCTCAGCATCGGTGCAGGGGCCGTACACACCTTCGGTGTCAAATGGAGCAGAAGTCAGGCTGAATCTCTTTGTGCATACGATAAAGTGTATATCGCTTATGACAATGATAAAGCTGGAAAACTCGGTGCGGAATCGTTGGCCAGTGCGATTAAGCATCGTGTAAAAGTGGCTATCGTCAGGGTGTCGGCAAAAGACATAAACAGTTGCAGTCAATCAGAAATAGAAGATATCAAAGCACTTATACAATAAGGAGGAAGTATGCAGGGATCGGAAATATGGGCTGAAAGTTGGGGCGTACTGCCGGAAGTTCCTTTGTTTGAAGACAAAGTTACCGGAATCAAATATGATTTCAACTACGGATTTCGATGCCATTCTCCGAGCGACAGCGACGATATGTTTAACATTCATATCGAAACATCCGCAGGTGACGTATTGTGCGACATACCACTTGCCGCCGGATGCAAGTGGAGCTTTCCTTTTAAGTATTACATGGACTACACGGTTACGATAACCGGGAAGCATGGTGTATTCCGGGAGACGCTTGATCTTACTGATAAAACAGTTATGATTATGTGCAGCGTAAGGACGCTTGGAGATTCTCTTGCATGGTTGTCCGCCGTTCCTGCCTTTGAAAGAAAGCACAAATGTAAGTGTGTGTGCGTCGTGAATAACGATATCTATGAACTGCTTAAGGATTCAGAGCAGATCAAAGTAATTAAACTTGAGGATAAATGCAATTACACTCCATATGCTACATACTACTTGGGTTTGTTTTTCGATGAATCATACAGTAAATTTTGGCAACCGTATGATTTCAGGCTTGACGGCCTTCATGAACAGGCCAAAAACATTTTAGGAATCCGCAACGAGGAAACCCGGCACCTTGAGCTTAGAGATACAGGTACGAATCCACTGGCCGGTAAAAAGTATGTGTGTATCTCATATTCCGGCAGTAAGGCGAACAAGTTTTGGAATAATCCGATCGGCTGGAAGAAGGTGGTCAAGTACCTACATTCTTTGCAGTATGCAGTTGTGTGCATCGACAAATCTGATGTATGTGGGATCGCCCCCCTATACTACTACATGCCGAACGGCGTGATTGACATGACCGGAGACCTTTCTTTGCAGTCAAGAGTTGACGTGCTTAAGGGCGCTGAGATGTTCATCGGCATGGCAAGTGGGCTTTCGTGGCTTGCATGGTGCAGCGGAGTTCCTGTCGTCATGATTAGCGGTTTCAGTCTGCCGTATGCAGAATTTTACACAAAGTATCGTGTAATCAATACAATGTGTGAGTGCATCGGATGCTGGAATGATACGAGAATTCAGTTTTCTCGCCATGATTACATGTGGTGTCCGCGTATCGACGATAGGTTGAAGGCACTCAAAGTTTCAGATTCCGAAAGCGAAGCGGAGTATCAACGTCTTTCACAAAAACGTTTTATGTGTACACAAACCATTACACCCAATATGGTTATACAGAAAATCAATGAAGTTTTAGAGGATCAGCACCGGGAAAATTAAGAGCGGAAATTATTAATTTATGGACTTGAAATAAGTTAAATTCATGTTATATTACATTATTAACTTATTTCAAGCATGGAGAAAACCAAATGTTTGACGTCCCTATTTTGTTTTTTGACTTGGAAACTACGGGGGTTGATCCTGAGGAAGACAGGATTGTGCAGTTTGCGGGTATTAGGACGACACCGAACCATGAGGCTGTCGAGTTTACATTTAAGTGCAATCCTGAAATTGAAATTTCAGAAGGAGCAAGTAGAGTTCACGGCATCACGAATGAAGAAGCCAAGCAGTATGCTGCTTTCGATGCTTTTTCTGATAAACTTTACCGCATGGCACATGGTGCCATTTGGGCAGGGTACAACAACTTCAAGTTTGATATCCCGATGTTTATGAATGAGTTCAAAAGACGCGGGCTTAAAGTTCCTGAGTGTGCCGGAGTGCTGGATGGCTATAAGCTTTTCACGCATTTTTACGGCCCGGCAGGGAAAGGAAAAAGAACGCTGAAAGCTGCACACGTGCATTACTGCGGTTACGAATTTGAAGATGTGCACGATGCCGTGGCTGACATCAAGGCTACGATCAATGTGTTTGAAAACATGATCATCGAACATGGAGATGACCTCAAAATGTTTCTTAAGGTGTCGGAAGCGATCCCGCTAAAGATCGATTTTAAAGGGATGTTCATTTTCGATCCGAAACGGAAAGTAGCCGTATTGGGGTACGGCAAATACAAGGGGGTTCCCCTCGCGGAAGTTCCGGTATCTTACTTCAAGTGGATCATTGACACGGATGGATTCAATGCAGATACAAAGAAAATCGCAAGCGAAGCCTGCCGTGGAATTTTTCCTCAGTATCAAAAGCCGAAATTCAAACGGAATTTCTGATGTGTACAAAAGCTGTTTTATGTGAGATGCTGTACGAATTACAGTCGAATCGTCTTGAAGTTATTCTTGTACCTCAGGATGAACCTGTCAATGTGGGGGCTTGTATTCGTGTGGCGGTTGCATTTAATTGTCAGTGGTACAGGGAACTGTGTGATGCATTTGAATCGAACAGGAAGAGAAAATATAAAAAATTTAAAACAAAAGTAAAACGTAAGCGTATAGAGCATATACTTTTACGTATGATATCATGAATTAATGTAGGCGGTGTGTACGCTGAGTGGATCAGGGAATACGCCACCAAGATGCAGGAAGAATATGATAAGGGAGTAATGAGTTATGGGGCGCAATAAAATGATCGGAGAGCAGGAATTTAAAAGAATCCAAGAACTTAGAAAGGCCGGATGGTCGTATAAGGCGCTTGGTGAGAAGTTCGGAATCAGTGCCGTATCAGTTTACAAATACCTTTCTGGAAAAACGAAATTCGACAGCACGGAAGATGAGAACGCTTAATTTAGATTATGGAAATGAAGATTCAGAATTTAACGATGAAGAATCAGCGGCTTCCAAGATCATAAGCAGGATAAAGTCGGCAGTTCAAATGCCTTTACGTATGCCATATGGCAAAAAGATGAGAGCATTTGAGGTATATTTTTCAAAGTTTGATGAAGATACCATAAATCGCTTTATTAGTAAGCTTTCCAGTTCTGTATGGGTTAAGAATTCTCGGTTCTCGTTTGATATGGTTGTGCGCGACGATATGGTTAATACGATATTTTCGGGTACTGCTGATCCGACGGTGTGCAGATATTACAGTATCGAAACTCTTACACTGAAACCTTTAAAATGAAATGCAACATCTGTGGTTCTACTTTAAAGCAGTACGTGCTTTTAGGGGTATCATCAGGTCAGCAGACTGAATTATGCCCGAAGTGCCAAGCTGCCTGTGTCGAAGAGGTACGCGCAGTAAACAAAGCTATGATTTCTAAGCACTTAGAATCGCAGCACGTTCCAATCAGATATCATGAAGCCAGATTACAGAAAGAACATCTCGCTTTCCCAAGCGGGAGGGAAGTGCAGAATGGGGAGAAGGGTTTATATATTTTTGGCGATTCAGGTGTAGGCAAGACTTGGCTCCTTGTAGCTTGGATGAAGTATTATCTCAGTAAGGGGGCAGCGTGTACTTATGTTGACTGGTCTGATTTTATGGTTGATTTGAGAATGGATATTAAAACATATCAGGCAAAAAAAGCGTACATACTAAGATCAGACTGTGTATTTATAGATGATTTTGACAGTTCCAATTCGTACATGTATGATGTCATATACAATCTAATTAACAGTTTATACAGTTGTGGGAAAGTGCTGTTTCTCACAAGCATCGATCTTCCGACACAGCCTAAAATTGCAATGAGACTTGGTGAGATTACATCTCAACTGCACGTCATAAGACAGTGAGTATACCTATATGGAACTTGAAGACGTATCGAATGAGTTTGAGAATAGAATTTGTTATCTATTAGCAACTTCTGACGCTTATATTGACGAAATATCATGCGTGTACCAAAGAGGATTGCTGTCTGGTAAATACTATTCTTTGTTTGCAAAGTTGTGTCTTGCTTACTATAAAAAGTTCAAGCAAGCCCCTAAAGACAAGTTAAATCGCTTTTTAGACAACGCTTCCGTGTTGAATAAGTTGTCGGCCGATGACAGGGCCGAATTAAAACTTATTGTAGAATCGTTTGCAAACGAAAAAGAGTGTACGGATATTGACTTTGAAATATCCGAAACATTTAACTACTTTCAAGCAACGGCCATTAACCTTGTAAGTAAGGAAGCGCAGGAACTTACAAACGAGGGAAGAATAGAAGAAGCTAAGTCTCTTCTTGCCAAGTGCGAATCATTTGATCGGGGGAAGGTATCCGGAACCGACGTTTACGCTCTGTCTGATTCAGATATCGAATCTACGGTAAATGAAACATATGAACAGCTAATTACGCTTCCGGGAGCGCTCGGTAAAGTTATGAATAATACGCTGGTGCGGGGAGGGTTCATAACCTTTGTGGGCAGGATGAAGTCCGGAAAAACTTATAATATCATGGAGCTGTGCCGCTATGCGAGAAATCAGGGCAAGCGTGTGATTCTGTTTTCGGCAGGGGACATGACGCAGAATCAGATGATTATGCGTGTGTGGCAAGCAGACGCACGCACGACTGCAAATAAGTATTATCAGGACATGCAACGTATTCCATATCTTGACTGCAAAAGGAATCAGATGGGGATGTGCATGAACCGGGAAGGTTCCGGAAACCTGCTCAATGACTTTAAGGAAGTTGACCCGTACATCAAAGATGACAATAAGGAGTACAAGCCGTGTACGAAATGTGCAAATTCAAGCCAAGATAAAGAATCATACGATTTTGCAATTACGTATAGGAAAGTGCGACGCCCCATTCTCGACAGCGGCATGGTGCAGCGGCTGCGGGATAAGTGGCTAGCGTCAGGAAACAAAGGTGTTTTGCATATCGAACACGCCCCGTCAGGAACCCTTACCGTAGCAAAGAGAAGGGCTATCATCAGGAGTGTGTGCAAGAAATATGGATGGGATCACCCTGACGTAATCGCCTATGATTACGCTGGTATTCTTGCACAAGAGAAGGGAGATGAGCGTGAAAGTACTCATTACATATGGCAAACTATGCGGGCAGAGGCAGACCCCGAGATGTTCGACTGTCTCGTCATAACTGCAATGCAGTCAAACAGCACATCATTTAATTTTGAGGATTTAACGATTCGGTCGTTCTCCTTGGATAAACGATGCTTTGACGAGGTATCGGCAGCCTTTGCAATAAACTGCACTCCGGAAGAGAGGAAAAACGGAATTACGAGAATTGCAGCCCTCCTAAAGCGCGAGCATCCGTTTGACGAATCCATGCAAGCCGAGTGTTACGGCTGCCTTGCACTCGGTACCCCCTGGATATGCTCGAGGATCGTTTTTAGGGAGCCGCCCAAGCCTTTGCAGTTTAGCAAATAATTTTAACTTTTTAACTTTTAACTATTGCATTTGAAAATTCACGTGCTATTTTAAGTGGTAAACCCAACCAACCAACAGGAGAAAACAACATGACGAATACCGAGCAGCTGGCGGCGCTCAAGCGTTCTCTGAACAGTTTTAAGGGCAACTATACAAGGGCCCTCAAAAAGGCCGCAAACGAGAAGGAAATGGACAAAGTACGCGATACTTACCGCCCGCGAATTGAAGAGCTCGAAAAGAAAATTCAGGAGCTCGACCCGAGCAGGAAACGGGTAAAGACGACTTTTACGCTGAAAGGCATGTCACGGAAAGATAAAGTGATCGCCGTGTTTAAGGCGATTGCCAAAGAGTTCAATCTCGAAGACGGCGAGATCGACGGTGTCGTAACGAAAGATGAAGATTTCATTGTTGCTACAATTAAAGGCACTTACGATCAGATTCTCGAAACTGATTTCATCAATATCGAACCGGAACTTCGTAAGTTCATGGTTGAAGAGCTTGATTTCGTACCGTTCGATCAGCGCAAGCTTGCCGAAGAATCCGCAAGCAAGCGCCTTGCCAATGCGACGTATGAAGACTGCATTGCCGCTACTCTGTTTACAGCGTTTGATGGCAAAGTGGACGCTTCCGAGTGGAGAGCCAAAGCATGTTCAATGTATAAGGGCATCCATAAGTGCGTCCCCAACCGCATTACGCGCACTTTTGACGCTATGGTGAAGCTGTTCACCCATCCGAATGTTCGTATCCTTACCAAGTGCGAAGATCATCCGGGTGACGAGGTTTACAACATCAATTTGAAAGCGAAGATTAACTGATGGCTACGACACTTAACAGAAAAACGTTTTACGAGGCCATTCAATGCCTCAAAGACAACGTTACGCCTTCTGAACTTGCGGAGGCGTCCACTTATGCGGTATTCTGTAACAATCGTATTTGTTGCAGTAATGATTCCGTAGGTGTTAGCGTTCCTTTGGTTACGGACGTCAAGAATTGTGCGGTAGAATTGCAACTGCTGTATGACTTCATTCGTAAGATGAACGATAAAGAAGTCATTATCGGTATGCACAATGGGAATCTCAAGATCAAAGGCAAGAATTCCGTAGCCGAGTTTGCGGTGCGTGAAGATATCATTTATGATGAATCTCTTATCCATCTGAACGTGAATGACTTCAAGCGTCTCCCCGAGACGTTTGCGACTGCCTTGAACTTTACAGGATTCGCAACTGATGGCACGAAAGAAGCATACAGCCGCTGCGTAATTCATGACGGAGCAATGTATGCCTTGTCCAATGTACGGGCGGCAAGATTCTTTATGGGAGAAGAAGCGAAAAGTCTATTTGACGGAATGACATTCATTTCTCCTGAGTGTATCGGTTTTGTAAACAAAATGTGTCCGAAGAGGTATTATATCTCTGACGGCTATGTGCATCTCTATGACGACGAAATGCGCATTTACAGCACGAGAACACGTTCAGACGCAAACTTCCCGATCAACGGTGCGGATGAAGCCCTTGAACTACCTTCGTCATCGGAATTCCGTTTTCCTCCTGATTTCGATCAGGTGCTTGACAGGTGCAATCCTTTCAGCGGAAAGGATGCGAAAGTAAAGAGGGTTACGATCGATATTGAAAAGGGAGTTCTTACAATTCTTGCCAAGCGGGAAGACGGAAGTACGTTTCGTGAACGGGTTGCGAATGTGCAGTGCAAAGAGCACGTAAGATTCACCGTTCTGTTGAAACTTCTTTCCGACATGGTTAAGCTTGTCGAGGTGTTCAGAGTTGATTCAAGCAGGATCGTCGGCACGGCGCCGATGTACACCTGTATGGCTTGTTTGTTTGAGGAATAAAAATGCTCGACCTTCCGCATATTGTACCGGAGTATGAAAACTCTAATTGCTCTGCTTGCAGACTAGATTGTGGTTCACGGCTGCAATTGGCAGGACATGGCCATAAGAAAATTCTGATTGTGTTCGACGCCCAAGACGCAATTCAGCAGACTACAAAAACGTACTTTTGCGGAAGTCGTTACACTTACGTTCGTGATCTGCTGTACAAGTACGGCATTACGACGGATGACATATGGATGACTTCCACCATTCAGTGTTATTCCGAGTACAAAGAAGAGCAACACGCCATTCACTGCAAGCCAAACCTCATCAAGACGATAAAGAGGCTTAAGCCGGTACTCGTAATCGGTTTTGGTGAATTTACAGCTAAGATGCTGCTGTCTTACATCATTGAAGACGGTATTTTCCTTGACCGAGTTCACGGTTGGGTGCATCCTAATCGTGAACTTGGCTGTAACATGATGTTTACGTACACCCCTCATCCGGGTTCGGCAAAGTACAAGACGGTCGAAGAGTTCATTATCGAGCGCGACGTACACATGGCTATTAAAAGCCTTGCCAAGCCGCCTGACACGTACACGCCGGAAAACAAGTGTGTACGTCTGCTTGAACCTAAAGAGGCCGCCATGTGGCTGCGAGACCGCATAAATGACAAAACAGAACGGTTTTCCGCTCTTGACTACGAGACTAACTGTCTGAAACCGTATAATCCCGCTGCCAAATTGTACAGTTGTGCGGTATGCGAAGATCGCGATAACTCATATGCGTTTAAGATAGATGATACAACGTATTCTCTTATGCGTGAGTATTGGGCCACAAAGCATATCAGGAAGATAGCACACAACAGTGCGTTTGAACGCATGTGGACTATGGTTAAATTGAAAGTAATGCCAAGAAGACTGATCGCTGATACCATGTTGCTAGCCCATGTTCTTGACAACAGAGACGTAAAGTGGCTGTCGATTAAGTTTATCGGCCCTATGCTTACCGGATGCTCCGTATGGAATGGCCATATTGAATCTTACTTAGAGCCTAGTAAGCAGGATAAGAAGCTGTACGGAGAATATGCCTTGAACAGGGTTGCATCAATACCGATCAGGCAGCTTCTTACATACAACGCAATCGATAGTCTTGTAGAGTTTCGTACATTTTTTAAACTGTATGAAATGCTTAAAAATTTTTACGGTACTTTCCCGATTGAAAGCGAGAGCGAATAATGATTACGCCAACTACAGTGGATGCCTTTAAGCTTGTGATGATGGGTGAAGAGGCCCTTACTCAAGTATCCGTCAATGGATTTAAAATTGACAGGGATTACTACGAGAGACAGAAACCCGTTATCCAAGAAGAAATCAAGCGTTTACGCACTCAGATACTCACTCAGTCGGAGATCGGAAGATGCTGGCATGAGAGGTATGGAGCTAAGACTAACATCGATTCCAACGATCAGTTGAAAGCCGTACTTGAACACGATATCCATTTCGATAAATTCAAAATCACGGACAAGGGTGGTAAGTCGGCAGATGCTTCCGTTATTGAAAAGCTGCCTTATGAATTCAGTAATCCATTCAGCAGATATAAGCAGTTCGGTAAAATGTGGGGAAGCCTTATCACTCCCATCATGCTTGGTGCGGACATGAATGGGTTTGTTCACCCCAACATCAACCTTCACACTGTAAGAACGTATCGGTCGTCATGCGATTCTCCGAACCTGCAACAGGTTCCGAAGCACAATAAGCTGATTAAAGAAATCGTAAGAAATGGGTTTATACCCAGAAGCCCAAATAGGATGCTGGCTGAAATCGACTTGCAGTCTGCTGAGGTTAGTGTTGGCTGCTGTCTGCACCGGGATAAGCAGATGTTGCAATTCCTGCACGACAAGACGATCGACATGCATACATTCGTTGAGAAAGAGTTTTATAAGCTCAATGATAATGAATTGTGTAAGGAGTTGCGATCTTCCGTAAAGGGGAGATTTGTGTTTGCTTCATTTTACGGAGCAGGTGCATCATCGATGGCCGCCTCGCTGTGGGAGTATATCGAAGAATCGAATTTTACACTCCCGACAGGCGAAAAGCTGAAAGACCATATGGCCAAGTTAGGCGTAGTCGATTATGATACGTGTCTCCAGCATACGGAAAAGGTATTCGATTGGTATTGGAACACTCTTTTTAAGGAATATGGCGCATGGAAAGAAGCCATATGGGATTTGTACAAAAAACAGGGATACTTAGACTACCCAACCGGATTCCGTGTGGTTGCCGCGATGACAAAGACGCAGGCTATGAATACGATTATTCAGGGTTCTACATTTCACTTGCTTTTACTGACGCTTATTGAGTTGCAGAAGCGAATGACTTACTATAAGTTAGAATCAAAAATAGTATGTCAGATTCATGACAGTATCGTTTTGGACTTACTCCCTTCGGAGCAACAGACTGTTTTTGATCTGTATCTTGACAGTCAGGCGGCGGTTCGTAAGCGTTGGCCGTGGCTGCTGTATCCGATTACTGCGGATGCGGATATCAGCGAAGTAGGCGGTACATGGGCTCACATGACAAGTTATGGAGAAATTACGCATGCAAGCTGATAACTTTGTACACTCACCGATGACATATACAGGGTCTAAGGATAAGCTGTTATCCTTTTTACTTCCCTTATTCCCTGATAATATATGTACGCTGTATGATATGTTTTGTGGTGGACTAGCCATCACACTCAATACAAAAGCGGAAAAATATGTTGCAAATGATATATGCAGGCAGCTGATCTGTATGTATAACCACATGCGCATTGCCCGGACTGCACTGTTTACGCATAGTGTAGATGAGGTTATTTCTAGATATGCCATTGATACTTTAAGTGTTGAATCATACAATAAACTAAGAGATGATTACAATTTTATAGTGGCAACGCGGAGAGAGACTGAGTTTGACAGCGCCGTTATGTTATTCGTGTTAATTGCATATTCGTATAATAGCATTGTGCGGTTCAATTCTGATGGGGAATTTAACACCCCTGCTGGTAAACAGAATAACAATCTAAACCCAAAACGCCGTGAGGCGCTAAAAGAGTTTATTGACACTATTGTAAATAAGTATGTACTGTTTACGGCTATGCCATTCAATGAAGCTATGCCGCAAATAGAACACATGGATAAGAACGATTTTGTATACTGCGACCCACCGTACATGCTTACGTCTGCGGAGTACAATAAATTGTGGAGTTACAGTAATGAGTACCTGTTATACTCTACGCTTGACAAACTTAATGCCGCAGGAGTGCGGTTCGGGTTATCAAATGTAGTCCGGTACAAAGGGAAGTTTAATCATGTGTTAGCTGACTGGATGAGTAAATACACAGTACACTTTATAAACAAGGACGCTTATGCTGGAAGTTACCGCGTGAAAAGAAAAGAAGATGACATTACACAAGAAGTGTTTGTTTGCAACTACTAAACCAACTGAAAGGGAATAATATGTCACTGTATTTGAAGTATCGTCCGAAAACGTTTGATGAGATTGTCGGTCAGCCGGACGCAGTAAAGCTCATGAAGGCGATTGTTGCTCAGAATCCAGAAGACCGCCCGAAAGTATTTCTCTTTGGTGGAGCTTCCGGTTGTGGCAAGACTACCCTTGCTACCGTGTTTGCGAGGGCAATCGGATGTGATCCTGACCACTCAAACTTTACGGTTATGGATGCGTCAAAAGACCGCAGCATTGACAGGATCAGAGAACTGTGTGACATGATGGGTACGCGGCCGATCGGTAAAGAAGCGCAGGCTCGTATCTTCCTCCTTGACGAATGTCACCAATTATTGAAGCCCGCGCAAGAAGCACTTCTTAAGAAATGTGAGGATACCCCCCCGCAGACGATTATCATTTTTGCAACTACGGAACCTGACGCTTTGGGCAAGGCTCTGAGGAGCAGGTGTAAGATCATTACGATCAATCCGATGTCAAACAAGTCTATTTACGATAATCTTAACCGGGTTATCAAAGCGGAGGGTATCAAAATTGATGACAAAGACGTTATTAAGATCGCAAGAGCTTCTGACGGAAATACGCGTGTGTCATTACAAATTCTTGAAAACTATATGCTTAATGGCATGAATGCTGACAATGCAATTTCGATGTGCGGAGGCATGGGTGAGGAGCTGAAAGTTGATACGATCGAAATCTGCCGGATCATTGTCGGCAAGAAGCAGAATGAATGGGAAAAAGTAGCCGCTTTTTGCGCAAAGTACAAAGGACAGGGAGAATCTGCCCGTCAAGCTATTTTAGGTTATTTGCGCTCTTGTATTTTGAAAAGCACAACCATGAAAGATCGGATGCGGTTTGCTACGCTGATCGAAGTGTTTTCTGTCCCGCACTATGACTGCTCAGACGCTGCACTTCCTATGCAGATTGCGTTTGCTCTTGAAGTGTGATATGGATCAACTCAACTACGTTTACACATCAAGAAGCGTAGCTGATGGTCCCTTTGCGGCGTGAGCCGCATCGAAGAAGAAAGTGAATTGCTGGAAGCCTAAACCGGGGAGTGTAACCCGGCACGGTAATCAGCAGCCGATCAACCGGGATTTGAACGCGGCGTTGAACCTCCGTAAGGAGGGTCTGAGGATTTACACGGTGGGTCACACCGGTAGTGCCTGTGGGGCTGCCCGGTAACGGGTGGTGCTGAAGCAGGAAGATTCATAAGAATCGTGAACAGACAAGTACGTCATCACTTGAGGTTGCCGATGTAGTCGGCAACCTCATTGCACAGATTATTTATGACGCGATATACAATTCACATTCGGATATCGATGATATAAAGAAGTCTGTGAATGCTTCGTTGCAACTCAATCAGGAGGTATTGGAATCGCTGTACCATGTCAAAGAAAACAGATATAAGCGCACTTTACATGTCTGTAAAAGAGTTGAACATTTTATTGCGGGAGCATCGTATAAACCTTGTTGTAGATTTTATACACGAAACTGCTTGCGACGTTTTAGACGACTTGGGCGTGCTGAAACGGATAAACGAGTATGACTATAACGTGTGTAAGAAATTCAGTTATGCTAAGTGGCGTGCAACTGTAAAAGCCAACACGGCACATTACTTGCCCATGCTGCCACATCATCTGTATGCTATGTTTTTAGTGTGTAGAAAAATGACCATTGAAGATAAAATTATAGTTATCGAAAATTTTGAACAGACAAGGATATGGAAAAATGTCTATTGAAGTAAAGATTGTGCATTTTATCAAGGGCATCACTGCATCAAATAAGCGGAATGACAAGAGAAACTTCCTGAGTGCGTTTTCGCATGATGAAGATATAAAGTTGTTTCTTTCGTACATGTATAATCCATACATTACATTTGGAATCACAGGAAATCAGGCAATTACGCATAACTGCTCAGACTGCAAATGTACTGATATCTTTATGTTGTTTAGGATGCTTGCAGAGCGCAAGCTTACTGGAAATAATGCGCTGTCTGCTGTAAAGTTCTATATCGAAACTGCGGTATCATCGGTTGTCACGTTTCAGCCTGAATATGATCAGACTTCTATCCGGAGTATCTTTGTAGATATCTTTAATCGCAATTTGAAAATCGGGATCGACAGTACGACTATCAATGAAGTGCTTACAGGCCTGATTCCCGAGTTTAAGGTTGCCCTTGCATTTGACATTAATAAAAACGAAAAGTATAGAGACAGGGTTGCCAAAGAAGAATACCTTATTTTGCGCAAGCTGGATGGCGTCCGTTGCATCACTATCATTAAGGATCATGACATAAGATTTTTCTCAAGAATTGGTAACGAGTTTACTTCACTCGGCACTCTCAAGCGTGAGTTACAGAACTTTGCCAATTTCCACAGAGACTGCGTACTCGATGGCGAACTGTGCGTAATTGATGACGAGGGAAGAGAAAACTTTAAAGAAGCGGTATCGCAGATCAAGCGCAAAAATTATGATATGGAAAATGCGCACTATAAAGTCTTCGACTACCTGACTTACCCGGAGTTTATGGGGTGTGCTGAAAGCCCGAAGTATGAAGATAGGCTGAACTTCATCAGGAAAAGATTCGAGGGCCTGTCTCCGTCCGTAAGCGTAGTCGGAGCGGTAAGGTACACTCCGTATAACTTTACGAAGGCACAGTGCATTGTTGAAAAAAGAGGGTATGAAGGCCTGATTCTCAGGGCGAATCAGCCTTATCTGGCGGGGCGCACTTCCGATCTTTTGAAGGTCAAAAAGTTTGTGAGTGCGGAATACGTCATTGAAGATACGATTGCAACTGAAATGAACATGATGGACATGAATGGGCGCATGGTGCCTGTAAAATGTTTGGGGGCCTTTGTGATTCGCCACAAGGGTAATCCGGTATCAGTCGGCAGCGGGTTCACCGCCGAGCAGCGTATCGAGTTTTTGAAAAATGAAGAGAAGTACGTCGGAAGAACAATTACGGTTAAATATTTTGAAGAGACAACGGACGCGCATGGCGCTGCCAGTTTGCGCTTCCCCATTTTCGTCGGTTTCCGAGATACATTAATTTAGTAATTTTCCGTTTAGGGTACTTGTAAAGTTAAAAACGACTGCTATATTAAGTTAAACCACAACCAACACAAGGAGGCGGCAATGTCGAGTATTTGCACAAAAGAAGAATACGTACAGTACACAGAAGAGTACGTAAATGCGCTGGGGAAGAGCATGAAAGCAACGGCTGCGTATGAGATCGCCAAGCACAAAACACGCTTGAAACTCTACGCAAAGAAAGCAGCCGGGGAGAAGTATACGGAAGAGCAGATCAGAACGATGTCCATTGTGGAAAATGAGGAGCTGTACATCGAGTATATGAACGCTTCTTTTCGACTGGAAAAAGCACGTTCCGTGCTTGAATGTATGAAAAATATCTACAACAAGGAGGACAAATAATGGGTAACGCGCAAACTTTTCTTGAAAGGCTGAGAGCAGAACGTGAACGGCGTCTTGCAAAAAACAAAGAAGCGGTCAGCGGAGAATCTCGGGAATTTCTCCTCACCGAAAATCTTCCGGAAGGGAATAAACTGTGGTGGCCTTCCGAAGATACGGAAGTCACGATGCACATTCTCCCCTTTATGGTGGGGAAGAAAGACAATATTGCGGAAGAGGAAGTCGGGCATTTCGCTATTGTGCGGAAAGTGAAAATCCATTTCCTCCCGAATCGTTCGGTAAAAGTGTGTCCGGAAACGTATGGGCATACTTGCCCGCTGTGTGAAAAGTATCGCTCGTATGCCAAAGACGAGCGCAGCAAGAAGGGCAGCCCGGCCACGAAGTACAAGGCAAAGGAACTCGCCCTTTTCAACGCGCTTTTCAAAGTTCCGGGCAAGGACGGAAAGAATCGTCTTGAGGTTCGGGTTGTGCGCGGAGGTGCTTTCGCCGGGTGGGAAAGCATCATGAAGGAGATCAAGGGCGAAGCTGCCATTAAGGCAAATGCACCTTATGCAGACAAGATTTACATGTTTGACGATCTTGTCGATGGATACTGGATGAATATCCGGTGTAATAAGGCTTCCATTGCTGGCGGGAGCGGCACCGGGGATGCATCGTTCATGCAGTTTACCCGCGTGAATCTTTTGTGGAAAGAGAAGTCTTCTCCGATCCCCGAAGCCGTCATTCCCCGCATTGCGGATATCGACATGCTCATCCCTCCCCCGGCTACGGCCGATGAACTTCGGTCGGCCTTTGATATGAAGGATGCCAGCGTCACGGAAGCGGAGGAAGAGGAGTTCGAAAGTCTTGAACTTTCGAACGAGACGCTTGATGAGATTGACTGCGGCCCCAAAAAGAATCCGGAGCCGGAGCCGGAGGCCGAAGAAATCGACGATCTCGAAGAGATGGAGGAAGAAGTGAAGGGAGAGGTTGAAGAGGAGCCCGAGCCCGAGCCCGAGCCGAAAAAGAAAGCGGAAGTCAAGCGCAAACCCGCCAAGAAGGTGGAGCCGGAGCCGGAAGTCGAAGAAGCCAAATCCGAAGATTCGGAAGAATCTGATGATAGTGACCCCTTTGGCGATGACGAGTTTGATTTGTAATCAATAACTTATAGGGGAGGTGTTCCCTCCCCTATTGAGGTTTGAGAATGGAGATCGGCTACAAACGTACAGTCAGAGTAAAAGCTTACGAATGTATTACGATGGAAGTCACCGCAGAGGTTGACGAATTCGATTTTACAGAGCTTAAGCAGAAACTCGACAAAGAGATCGAAGAACATGCCGCATACTTAAAGGCAAAGGGAAGCGGCGTGTGCAGCGACGAAGACGAAGAACATGCTATTTACGAAGAATGAAAAGACACAGAAAAGAGGTAGACGATATCTACCACGTTGAGCTTGATCTCAATCAAGTTAATCCCTCTATGACAGTGGATGACTTGAGGGAGGTTGCACTTCGTAATAACGTGTACCTAAAGTATAAGCGGGATTCGGGACTTACCGACGAAGCTTGGGTGAGAGCTCTTTCCATCAAAAATGAAAGGGAGCGTGCATACTCGAACCTTACAACTATGGTTCCGAATACCATACTTAACAAGGCGCGAATCGTGTCGCTCTCAGTTAAAAAGCTTGTTTCGACACTACATAACAGAGGATTATAAACATGAAGAAAATCGAAGCTCCTGAAAATGCGGCAAAACTTCTCGTTGATGTTCGTGGTGTTCTTTATGGTGCCTTCTTTTGGGCGCGAAAAACTTACAATATGGAGAACACGAAAGAGTTTCACGGGGCTATTTTGTACAGATTCTTTCAGAAGCTGAAATATGCGCATTACTACGCAAATACGAATCGCATTTATTTCTGCCTCGATTCAAAAGAATCGAAACGCAAGGAACTTTACCCTGAGTACAAAGCGAATCGCATCAAAAATGAAGACCTGATTGCCTGCTTTCCGTTTTTTGAAAAATTACAGACTGTCATTCTCCCAAAAATGGGGTTCAACAACGTGGTGCAGTACGAGGGCCTCGAAGCTGATGACATCATTGCTTCTATCTGCATCGACGAAAAGAAGCTCCCTGTTGTAATTTACTCTGAGGACGCTGACCTGTATCAGTGTCTTAAAGGCAACGTCACGATCCTCAGCCCGAGCCGCTCATCTGATAAATTTCCGTCTTTGATGACGGTATTGAAGTTTCAGAAAATTTTTGAGCTCGATCCGTCCATGTGGGTTGAAGTGAAGGCTATTGCAGGGTGTACGACAGACAACGTTAAACTCTTGAAGGGGATCGGTGAGACTACCGCTATCAAGTATCTGAAAGGCGAACTCAAGAGCGGGATGAAAAAGGCCCTGATCGACGTCAGTCCTGATGTTATCGCGTTTACAAGAAAGCTCGTTGAGCTGCCGTTCGGTGGCGAAGTTCTTGATATCAAGTATAAGCCCGATGACTTCAACAAGGAATACTTTGCAAAAGTGATCCAAGAATATGGTTTGGCTTCTATGGCCACTGATTCTTTTTGGAACGATTTCTTTGGGTGGGGTGCATAATGGTTTTTATCGGGATTGATCCGGGAAAAACAGGAAGCATTACCGTGCTGGACGAGAAGGAAGGCACGGTAAATATCACATCAATGCCTAAAACGATTGCAGAAATGCAAGACGTGTTTGATTCTATTTGCAGTAATCGGAATATGAATGAACTCTATGCCGTACTGGAACAGGTTCATTCTATGCCGGGGCAGGGGGTTGCTTCATGCTTTACGTTCGGTAAAGCCTATGGGTGGCTTCAAGCCATGCTTGCCGCACATCATATTAAGACGATCGAGATTACCCCCCAAAAATGGATGAAACTGATCGGTGCCTTGCCGAAAGACAAGCACGCCCGTAAAGTCGCAATTCAGGATTGGGTACAAAAACGGATCGGCAGGGCCTGCGGTCTTGGGGTTGCCGATGGGGTTGCACTTGCTATTTTATGTAAAGAAATTTGGAGGTTGAAATGAACTACGTCCCTAAACTTGGAAGATACATTGCAGAGCACGATATCGACCTTCGTCACACCGCAAAGCGTTTGCATATTTCGCTGAATGCGGCGCGGCGCTATGCCTATGAAACAGGCACAACACGGATGTTTGCTGCTATGGCTTGGGCTTATGCGCTGAATTGTACGCCTGACGATCTGCTTGAAACAAAAGAAAATAGAGATGCGTTGAAGTGGAAAGACAAGAAATAAAATCCATCGAGCTTGTCAACATCCAAAAGCACAAGCACATCATATTGTCGCTTTCCGGTATCAATGTACTGATCGGAGAGACGGAAAGCGGCAAAACGTCAATTCTACGCGGTATTCTGTGGAACATCATCAACAATACGTCAGGTGAAAAGCTTCTCAATAACGATGGGGCAAAGGCATGTTCCGTGACTATTACATGCGGTGACGATGTAGTGTCTCGAAACTGGAGTAAAACGGAAAACACTTACACGTTAAACGGCAAGAAGTTTTCCGCTATCAGAACGTCTGTTCCGGATGAAGTAAGTAAGCTGTATGCTGTCGATTCCGTAAACATACAGCGTAGACGCGACGTGCCGTTTATGGTGTACTATAAGGACACGGAGTGTGCTAAGCAGTTTGGGGATATGCTGGACGTATCGGAAATCGATCGAACGATCATGGCCAGTAATGCCCATGTACGCGAGCTCAAGACGGAATGCGACGCCCTGAGCGCGGCGGTAGCGAGTGGCGAAAAGGAGCTTGAAGAACTTTCGTTTGTTGATGAGGCTGCTGAATCGTTTTCTGCAATCAAAGAATTAGTAGTGTCTGCTGATTCTGAGGAAAGAAAACAGGAACGTTTGGGAGTTCTATCCGAGAAACTCATGCAAGCCGCCAAGTACACAAACATGTACATCGCGCTTGGTGACGCACTTAAACAGTTTACTGCACTTGACAAGTTCAGCGAAGATATCACCTGTATTCAGGGGCAGTTGGAAACCTATATAACTTTGCATACTTCTCTAATGAGTACGGAGAAGCTGTTTGATAAGTACACTAAGTATGATGAAGCTTATCATCTATTAATGTACTTTAATAATGATGCATCTGTACTTAGGGAAATTATTGCAGGGGGCAAAGAGCTTTCTGCTCTGAAAAATGAGCTTGTATCTTTAGACTGCTCTAAATTTGAAAATTTAGACGAATCCATTAAGGAGCTGAATCAGATCACCAACTCTGCCGAGGAGATCGGTGCTATTGAAAATAAGGTTCATTCTTTATTTTTACTTTCAACGGACTACGTACAGGCGCAGACAGACAAAACGAAAAAAGAAGATCGGTACAGTGCTCTTCAACGGAAATTCAAGTCAGAAATGCCGAAAGTATGCCCGCTGTGTAATCAACCGATAGAGGTGCATGAATGAAAATACTTGCCATAGCGGATATGCACTTGACGGAGCACAGGCCGGTATGCCGCTCTGAAAATGAAAACTGGATTCAAGTAATTGATGAAAAATTCAATCAAATCAGAGACATGGCAGAAGGATTCTGCGCAGATCAAATCGTCATAGCAGGTGATGTTTTTGACGTTCCGGCAAGAAATACAAACTGGTTCATGTGTCAGTGCATTACATGGTTTGATATGCTGAAAACCGTTTGCCCGGTGAATGCAATTCCCGGAAATCATGATTTGATTATGGGGGATCAGGACAGCATTTACAGTACAAGCTTCGGCATACTCGAACAGGCAGGATGCATCTCTATCCCTGAGAATTTAGGGATTATCCCTTACGGAGAAACTAGAATTCAAGGGGAAACTAAGGCAGTTGTTGCCCATCAGGGACTATGGCTGAAAGAAAAACCGTTTGAAGGGGCTTCTGACAGCGGAAATGTGCATACTTGGGTGAAAGAGCATTTGCCGGAAGAGTGCAGACTTCTGATTACAGGACATTTTCACGTTCCGTTCTGTTGCAAGTCTGGAAACACTGCGGTTATTAACTGCGGAAGTATGTTCCGTCTACGGGCCGATCAGGTAGACTACCAGCCCGGAATGTGGTTGATTGATTACGATCAAAAGTCAGATTCCGTAAAAGTAAAACGAATGCCGTTTATCCTCACAAACCAAATCAGGAGAGACTACATTGAAGAAGAAGCAGAAGAAAAAAAGAGACTTGAATCTCTGGTGGGTTCTGTTGAAGGAGACTTTGAATTGTCGCTCAATTTCAAAGATAACTTTTACAACCTCACGTCTGAAATTGACAATCGAGAAGAAATAATCAAAGAGTTTGAAAGGTGTACTAAATGAATGTAGCGGAAGAACTTTGTGATCTCAAACGTGCGTTGGAGACGGCAAAAGAGAATCGTGATCGTGCTCAAGGAAAACTTGAAGTGTTGCACAAGCAGCTTGAAGAGTATGGATTCACTTCCATTGAAGAACTTCAAAACGCCATCTCTGAGTTGAAATTGTCATACGAAAAGAAGAAAGTTGAGATTCAGGAGAAGATCGATGAGTTTAAAAGAAAGTATGGAGACATGCTCGACGCTTGAGCAGTCACTACAAAATAAGATTGCATATAAAAATGTAATCACTAAACAGTTGAATGACAAGAGAGCTCAATACACTAAGCTGAAGCATGAATTGGAAGTTGCGACAAGTACTCAAGCGCTGATTCAGGAGGCCGCGCAGCTTACGCTTTCCAGCATCTCGGTAAAGATAGACACCATTGTAACTAAAGTTATCCAAACGGTGTTTTCGAAGCCGTATAAATTCCATCTCGAATTCAGAATTTTGTATGGAAAACTGGCTACGGACATGTATCTTGAGAGAGACGGAAAGCGCTATGATCCGAAATCAGATAACGGTGACGGCATGGTAGATATCGTAGCGCTGGCACTGAGGGTTGCAGTAATCTGCCTGGATAAGCGAAACTTGAGAAGGATTCTTATTCTTGATGAGCCTTGTGGAGCACTGTCCGTAAACTTCCAAGAGTACCTTGGAAAGATGTTGGAGTATTTTAGAGAAAAATTGAACTTTCAAATTTTTATGATTGCGGCACATGGTTCAAATTTGAATATTGAATCCGCAAAATATTTTGATGTTCAGAATTTCATTGAGAATGGAGAATACTAATAAAGGGGGCCAAGTGGCCCCCTTTATTATTACACGCCGGTAACGAAAAACTTACGTGTAAACTTATCATAAGTAATCACGTAAGTCACGCCCGCGGTCAGAGAAGTAGCGGTAAGCTGCGCACCCGTAACTCCCGAATACAGCGGAGCGGAAGAACCGCAACACGTAACGAGAAACACAAGGTCCGATGCCGTAGGGCTGACGATCGGGATATTAACCCGGAAGAGCTCATTCCGGCACAGATTGCACATCTTAGCATTGATTTCAACGTTCATAGATGTACCGGAAACGGAAACCGAAGCCTTGTACACCCAATTACCGTTGCAGTCTCGATACTCATTACTGCAAAGACAGTTGCAAGCCATAGTATCACCTCCTTCCATTGAGGATGGGATTAGTTGCAACCGCAACCGCACGAGGGATACGACTTCACGCCACAGCCTGTAACGATGCTGTTAAGGGTATTGTTGACCTGCGAAAGCTGATTGTTGGTCTGGCAGCCCACGGCATTGACGATCGCCTGAGTGTGGAGAGCCTGAATCTCATTCGCCTGATCGGTGATCTTCTGCTGATTGATAGCGGCAAACCCTTCACGGATAAGCTGTGCATTCGCATTGGTCTGCTGAGCGATGAAGTTGAGTCCGGCGCGATTCTCACCAGTATATTCGCCTTGCTGGAAACAGGTCTGACAGCCGCCGCCTTGCATCGCATTGCCACAGCTTCCAAATCCATTTCCGAAAGCGTTGTTTTTACCAACGAGATAGCCGCCGATACCACCGATTACAGCGCCCCAAAGCGGCCCCCAACCGTTACCCGTGTTGTTTGTGACTGTTTCGTACATAATCCGTACTCCTTATTGCGCTTTATTACTATCTGAATCAGAGCTTGCGCCAGCTTCCGATTCAGCCCACGGCGGCTTACCGCCGACTGTGGTACGTTCAACTTTAGGCATCCCATTAGTTTCTTCCGGTTCTTCCGGTATAAGACCTGCGGCTTTTGCTTTCGGTATAAATCTTTCAGCAACATTATCAGAGAGAACTTTCAGTTTCTCTATAGTTGTGTCTTTCCATCCACGGTTCTTTCTGAATGAAATACATACGTCCATAAGGGAGTACCCGGAAAGACTGGCGGCGGCAATTTCAGATTCCCAATCTGCAAATCCAAGAGCAAGCCCTCCCTGATAATACCTATCAAACATTGCTTGTTGCTCAGCAGCTTTATTGACAAGACCGGGGCCGTTGTTGACGGTATCGATAAATGTATTGAAAGATTTGATAACATGATCTGCCGGTTGTCTGAATATGGATTCAATCTTAGCTTTTGTGCTAGGATTATTCATAATGAAAGGCATAATCAAATCTTGAAGATTCATTACTCTTCCTCCATGAGATCATGTGCAAAACTGGAAGTCTGAAACTCCATAGCTTCGTAGATCACTTCGGCGAAAGTAACCCAATCACCAGTGACAACGGCTCTACGGATGGCATGAGCGATTTCGTCTTTCACTTGATCTTCCGTTTTCGGTTTGAAATCGAGGCAGAACACGTTTCTCAAGTTTTCACGGGCCTTATCGTGCATCTCTTCAATGTATTCGGATGCTTTGTCGCACATGTGAGAATACGACCGCATATGATGCTTAGCGATCAGTTCAATATCCGAGCAGTGAAGTTCGACCTCTTTTCCGTCATGCAGCTTAAATTTTACGAGTTCCATATGACCACCTCAAAATATTACATCTAACGAGTGAATTCCCGTTGACTGGTGATACATTATTGCAATCGTAATTGTAATGCAAAATAAAAAGAACATGACTATTGAAAATATCAATAGTCATGTTTAAAGGAATTTAAAATCGAGAGAATGTCTCGAAAAGCTGTTTTATCGAATTTTAGAGACTTGTCCGGGTATACCTCATGGCGCAACCACAGCCTCCTGCGGCAATGATTGCATACTTGATTTGCGTTCATCTCCTCTTTTGGGAAGTATTTACCGCAACCACCTTTGCAGCGTACTCCCCTATTACACTCCTCTTTGTGTCTTGCTTGTTTAAAGATGTAATCATGTAAGCATACCAGTGTAGCGTAATCGTAATGGTAAATCGGTCTACCGAACGCGGTCTTAGTTGTGAACACAGGATCGATCTCAAGTTTCGAAAGCAGCCATCTAAGCGTTTTATCCGGCAGTCCGGTTATTTTCATAAGCTGTTTTCGGGTATAAGTTTCCATGTAAAATAACCTAAAATCGTGTCACTGTGATGTCACTGTGACATCACAGTGACATTAATTTCGACTCCTAGACAGGGTTTGCCGCGCGTTGTCGTAGGCGCGTTTGGCATTATCTGCGGTGGTTTGCATTTCTTTCATCTGTGACGTGAACTCGGAAAGTTCTCGTTGAGTAGACGCAAGATCACGATTCAAGATCAAAACCAAGATAAATGCGATCAGGGCTAAAGTAATTGTCAAGAGGTGGAAGGCGCTGCTTGCGATAAACAAAATCATGATAACCGTTTTGTTTGAAACCACTTGTTTATCAACGCTGTGCTGAATGTGTTCTTTGAATGCTTCCCAATCATTCATCTGTTCGATATCAGACTTCAATGGATTATTTTGGAGCATACTCATTCCCTTATTTAGTAGTTGTGCAGTCACATACAGAGTGAATCCACTTAATTACTTCCTGTGTATCAAACGGTTTAATGCCGTCTGCGTCAATGTAAGCGATCGGTCGTTTCCGATAATAGGTAAACGGAAATTTGTTGTGCAAGTGCAAAACCCTTTCCGGGTACATTGCCGCGGCCATACAGAGGGTTCCGGAGTTTACCCCGATGAATGCTTGACACTGCTGTAAGACACCTGTAAACGCTGTTACAGACGGTTCTACACCGCGCGTAGAGCAGTTTACAAAGTCATACGGTTCATTCTTGACATTATACTGCGCGTGACGAAAGTATATTTCAATCGGAACTTTACCGCATGATTGGATAGCCTGCCACACTTGTTTAGCAACGTGGTACGGAATATTGTAGTTTGGATTGCTATTGCACATAAAGGATACTCCGATAAACGGAGACCGTACCTTAGGCGGTTGCCATGTGAAATCCAAACTCAAATCAAAATCAATTCCAAGCTCATGAATGCAGCAGCATTCCGGTTTGGAATACTTTTGAAATCTGTAATCCGTTGGAGTTTCGTGAAATACGATTACAAACACGTAGTCATAGTACGCAGGCTCTTTCGGTTGCGGAAAAATATCAGTTCTCCCTTCGGCCCATTGCACTGCAATTTCACTTTGCGGAAACAATTCCACAAGTTTTAAGTATAGTGGCATAAACATGATGTCATCCCCCAATCCATGAGGAAAATACAAGAGAGCTTTACAGCCCTCTTTCAAGTAGTCAGCCACTTTCTTTTTGCTGAAATTTCTAATTGTAATCATGTTACCGCTGTTTAATAAACAAATGAAACTGCATTGAAGACATACGGCTTAGATGGATCAGCGAAAATCCTGCTTGATTTGCCAAGTATGCGAGGGTTTCTTTTGCGTAAAGCATGACATGACCAACTCTCGGACACGTGTAGTAATTTTCACTCACTTTCTCCATCTCATCCGTCACATCTGTACTGACAAGAAGAGCACCGCCCAAATACAGCATGGCACTGAACTTTTTGAATGTCTCTACGATATCATAGTCATGTTCAATGACTTCTGTGCAGGTTACGAGATCATACTTGTCTCGCAGAACTTCCGGATCAGGGCGGTAGTAGGGATCATGCCCGTAGATATGCTTGAAACCTTCTTTGTTAAGCTTATCCACCCAAATCCACGACCACATCCATAGTCAAGGATGTATGCATTAGATTTCAAATAATTTTGAAATTCATCATGCATTAAGCGATACATAGCGCTGGGTCTGTTACCGTTGGCATTCATGATATCGCTGTCGTAGCTTACATATCTGTCATTGTAAACCTTGGCAATGAAATCATCGCTTGTCCAATTACGTTGTGTTTTCGAGTAGTAAAGTTTACATACTCCACAGTGATTGTATTCTACGTCAGGGTCAGCGTTTGATCCGTCAAAGTTTGGTTTTCCGTTCCTGAAAGGAACTTTAAACGCAAACTCAGTCAAAGACCCACAGATGGGACAGGTATCGATGTTAGTTTTCATCATTCCCCGTTATCTAATTTGTGTTCAATACGTACAAGAGAAGATCGGAATTCCCCACACCTGTCTTTGCAGTCAGAGCGCAATACATAATCTTCTCTTGTCTCATGTAGCAAATCTGAGATTTCCTTAACGGTGGACGTTAATTCTTTGAGATTGGGACGGTATACAAATGCGGCAATTCCCCAAACCGCCCCGACGATACCAACAATATACGATATAGTTTCATACATCAAGCGCGCCCTCCGTTTTGTTTTTAATATAACGCGTTTGGGTACGAAATGCAAACTTATATGTGTATCTTACTGCGCTTTTGTGCCATTTTCCTGCGGTTTAGAGGCATCATCTTCGTTTACGGGGATGACTGTACCGTTCTCAGCTTCGGGCTTGGTAGTCAAGCGGTATTGCCAGTACAGTTTCATGACCTCGACATACGCTTTTGCCATCTCAGGGTTTTTGTCCGCGAGGTCAACAAGATAGCCGGTGATCTGCGGGCCAACTTCCCTACGCAGGCGTTTCACGCCTTTTCTTTTTCCCGGTGGCATTGATAACCCCGCGGCCGGGACCGACAGGCGAAGGGAGGCGGCGGGCGGATTCGCAGCCGCGTCGAGCGTCAACGCCTCGCGCCAATGGCTACCGGGCTATTCTACCTTAAAATGGCGACGCTCCTTAAATTCCTCTTTTTTGCCTTTGTTCCAGTTGCTCACCGGGCGGAAGTAGCCGCAGACGCGGCTGTAAACCTCACATTTTTCCCCACATTTACTCATTGGCGGCCTCCTTCTCTTCCTTCTCCTCCTTGTTCCTGGTCTGGATTTCAGAGCTGTTGGAGCTGACGCCGGAGAGGTCGGCGGAAAGGTCGCTCTTGGTCGCCTGAACGATCCGGGCGATGCCCGGAAGCCCCTGCTGATTCGGCAAAATCGAAAGCGCCCCCTTGTTGACCTTGCCGGCAAAGATTTTGCCGTGCGGCGTCGGGTCATCCATAGTACCGCTCGATACGGAGATATAGACCGCCCATCCATCTTCCCACAGAACCACAGTTTTGCCCTGCGTGGAGGCGGTAACGGTCTTGATGACGCTTTCGGAACTTTCGGTCTTTTTGACGATGTTTCCGGCGGCGTCGTATTCCGTGATCGTGCTGTGCGTCGAAGCACATCCGGCAGCCAGAAACAGGGCGGCAACGGCGGCGGCAAAAGTGAAAAACAGTTTACGCATTTTCGGTCTCCTTATGTTTCGATTTGAATGCGAATGCGCCGAATTGACGCAGTTTGATGTAAAACTGCAACATCACGAACTGCACGATGTATCGGCGCGGATCAAACCGGCTGTAGTGATGATTTGCAAGTTTGATTCCGTTGTCCAGCATTTCGATATCCCAGCTTGCGTTCTCCCGGCTGACGTCGACGACGTTCAGGCCGTCCGTATAGCTGAGGTTCGCCGTCGCATTCTGCGGATCGAGCCCGGCATTGATCCGGGTTCCGAGTGTGAAGGCTCCCGTGTTGTGGCTGCATCCCGGCAGCAGCAGCGTGGCGCGATGACGGTGAGGGCGATGATGATTTTTCTCATGGTTTCAGTCTCCTTTGCTGGTTTTGCACGGGCATTCGGCCCGGCGCTGGTCGCACACTTTGTACGACACTTTATGTTTATCGATCTTGTTGATTTTCCGGATCATCCTGTCCGCGTTCGATGCGTTTCTGCACCCACAAGAGACCGCCGAAAATCGGCACGATGATCGCCAACATTTTGGCGATTGCTTCAAGATGCTCCATTGGTCGCCTCCCTGTATTTCCACGCCCAGCCGCCGAATTCGCGCAGGATCGCGTGAAACTTCCGCATCTGTTTGCGGACCCAGTAGCGGCGCGGATCATACCAACCGTAGCGGTAATTCGCCAGCTTCAGGCCGTTTTCAAGCATCTCGTCGTCAGCGTCCTTGCGTTCCGCTTCCGTACCGCCGAGCGCGTAGCGGATGTCGTGAATATCGGCAGCAAGCACAAGGGTCGGATTCAAGCCGCTGATCGCCTCCCGCAGCCAATCAGGCATCCAGTCCGCGCCGATGCCGTTGCAGACGCGACAGGCGCGTTCGCGGTCAAGCAACAGTTCCGCGCCGGAAAGTTTCGCTGCTTTCGCAAGCGCAATTTTCTCTTCAATTTCATTCAGACTGTACATCCGCCGCCTCCTGTTCCGCCTGTGCCTCTGCCGATTCCTCCATTTTCGCCCGGACTGCTTCGAGGGTCAGATCGAACGCGGCGAGCCAGGCCGGAACGCGCGGGTCCATCAGGTCGATCTGTCCGCCGGGAGCGGCGTCGGAGGTCAGCAGCGCCAGTCCCGCGATGCCCTGCTTGAAGGTCTCCGGCTTCTGCAGCGCCGCCGCCAGCTGATCCGCCGGAAGGAGCGCGTAGAGCGCATTGATGAACGCCTCCTTGCCGACCCATTCCTCCGTCGGTTCCGGCTCGGGCAGTTCGATGATCTCGCCGTCAACGATGTCCAGGCGCGAAAGCGGCAGCGTGCTGTCGCTTCTCAGGTAGCCGTGTGCGGCGTAGTATTCCGCGCCGCGATAGGGCGGGATGGGCGACTCCTCGACGTATCCGTTAATTTTTCGTATGTATCTCATTGGTTCCTCCTTTTTTATGCGATGATGCAGGCCGGAAGCACATACCTGGACACCAGGAACGATGTGGAAAAAATTCCGGTGCGTTCAATAAAAGCCACATAGTGTGGCTGTGACGTGTTCGCGGAACGCAAATACCACGATGCAGAGTTTCCGGCAGCATTATATTTGATCCGGTCCGCGTCCGTCGCGTCGATGTATTTCGCCATCTGCACGCCCTCGGCGACGCCGTTGTTCGCGTCTCCGAAAATCTCGGTCCGGCTCGGCAGCCAGAAGCGGTCGACGGTCTCGACGCTGCCGCCGCCGTCCGCGTTCGGAAGCGCGGTCACGAGGCGGGCCGGGGCAACCGCACTCAGAAAATCGGCGGGAAGGTCGGCCATGAATCCGGCCAGCGTCGCGGCGTAGGCCGGGGCGGCGTCATATTCGTGCTGTGCCGTCCACCACTCGCCCGGAGCGGCCGCGCTGTTCAGCCATTGTCGAATTGCCGACCAATCCCACCGGTTGCAGCCGTATTGCGCCCGGTTCGCGTCCGGGTTTCCGGGCTCCGTCGCGTCGAATTGCAAGTTGGTTACCAGCCGCACCGGAAGCAGCGTCATGCTGTGTGTCAGCGCGGCGTCGGCCGGTTCAGCCTGGTCGAAGCCCGTGACCTCGTACTCGATGGTCCAGCGCGGAGTTGCGACGGTCAGCACGTCGCCGACGGCGAAGTAACGCTGCGCCCGCCCGCGCCGCACGACATCCCGAATCCCCGCCCACGAGAGCGGCTGCTTCTTCGGCGTCAGCGCCGCGATTTCGGCGGCGGAAAGCGCACGGTCGAACAGCAATCCCGAATAGACCTTGCCGGTATATGGCGGCCAGCCGCCGGTGAATGAATGACCGGCTATGGAGAAGCACCTGGCGTTCACAGCTGCGTTTCCGGTCGGGACGGCGTAAATGGAGGCGTTTCCGATCCGCACGCCGTCGAGATAAAGGGTCGATGCAGTCAATGGCGCTGCCGGATCGACCTCCACCACGCCGCAGCATATGTGACGGCCGGACAAACGCCCGGTCAGGGTTGCATTGACGACGTGCCGCCCTCCGGCGACCTCCTGGGACAACTGAAGCCGCGCGCTGCCGGAAGAGGCAAGGTAATAACCGATCGAACAAATCGGAGGAGTACCGCTGCCGATCAAAGCGCCGCCCTGTCCCGCCAGTTCCTGATGACATTCCATCGTTGTTGTTTCAGGAAACTCCGCCGCTTCGAAATCGACGACGACCGTGTAACTCGACACTTTCCCGCGCAAATCCAGCGCGGTATCGACCCTCGCCGGCTGCGTTTCGTCCGCCGCCTCGAACGCTCCCCGGTCAGTGCGGACGTTCGTTTTCGTGATGAGCCGCACCCTTTCCGCTTCGGACGGATAAGACCAGACAACTTGATTGTCAGTTAAATCCGTGATTTGAATTTTATACACGTAGCCGCTGTTGCAATTTGGAAGCCCGACAGCGGCGGTTCCGGTTCGGGCGAACTTATTTGAAGTTGCGTATTGAACCCCATCGACATACGTTGTGATTGCATTTCCTTCAATTCTGGCTTCAAATGCGTGCCGACCCGGCAACCAGTCAGTCCCCGTGTAAAAATTTAAACTGGCATACGTGCCGCTGGGGTCTCCCTCGTTTCGCAGCAAGTTGGTGAAAAATTTTATAGTGTGGTCAGCATGATAATAAACACCGAACGGCAACTTGTCCGTACCAGCATAAAATAACGAATTTTCCGTTCTCTCCGAAACGCGATCCGCCTCGATAAGGAAACTGTAATCATGCGTCGGATCGAGTGCTTCCTGCACCACCGCCTGACAGTCATAGAAAGCCTTGGCATTCTCGGCAAAGTTTTCAGGAACGGGCGACGGCCACGGATTCGACGTGTCGTACAGATCGGAGTATGCGGCCTGCCAGACGGCCGTTCCCGTCGTGTCGTTGCGGATGGAAGCGGCGAAAATGTTTCCCGGATAAGTTGTAGCTCCTGACAAAGAAGTCACTGTTGCCCCATCAGGAAGAGGCTTGGTCTGGTCTTTTACTGTGCTGCCGTCACGGGCATGAACAACCATGCGAACATTCTGACCAGTCTTGATGACTTTAATGCTGGCGACATTTTCCAATATGTGTGAAGTTCCCACAGGATACAACGCGTCTTTTGTTCCGTCCGATTTCAAAATCCGCACGCAGGGCTGATGACCTTTAGTAGAGTCATAATAAATGCATTGCATACAGCCAATGTTGATTGTGCCATGAACGTTTTTCCTAAGCAGTGTAAAATCGACAGACAATGTAAAATCATCTGTTCCGATTCCGTCCTGAGCGGTATAAGAATCGGTAAACGTCATCGGGTCTGCCGCAAAATTGCGCGGCGTCGGAGGACGCAAACGGCTCCACCAGGAGCCGCCCCGGTCGGGCGTCAGGCAGAGCAGGCAGGACGGGTCCTGCGCGGCGTCGGTGATCGGGTCACGCATCATACTGCACCTCCAGAATGACGCTGAGGACGACCGCCGTGACGGGGGTGTTCCCGGAGTCTTTGAGGGTGTCGCGTTCGTCGTCGGCGTCGCGCCGGAGCGCGAGCGTCCCGGAGGCGACTTCGAGCGCGAATTCCGCCACGGCTGGAACCGCCCCGACCGCGACGACGAACGAGGTGCCGGAGAGCTCGGAGCCGTTCACGATCGGCACGAGGACGATGTTTCCGGTCACGCCGGAATCGATGCTGACCGTCTCGAGCGAAACGCGCCGGAGACTCCGCACTCTCCCCCGGAAGCTCAGCTGCCGGAACGCCGCATCGAGATACCGGCAGTCGCCCCACGTCTCATCCGCCACCGCCATCTCCGTCACGGGGTCTGCGATGATCGTAGGGCCGGTCTCTCCACGCAACGGGATCGCCGCAGACCAGTCTGCCGATGTTGCCGAGTTCTTGACATAGAAATTCCCCTCGTCAGTGGCGAAAAAGACGAAACCCTCTGCCTCCGCGTCATACTGCGCCCGTTCCGAAACCGGGCCAGAAGCATCAAATGCCAGTCCGTTGCCATTGTCGCCTTTAACACTGACAGGTGTAGGATTAGGCAAGTCCCCATCGTTTATCCACGAAATAACACCGTCAGAACTTACACTGGGGGTGTATGTAAATCCACGTGCGACGGCGTACCCGGAGCTCCAATCAGCCCCGATATTGGCAATTCTTTCACGGTAGTAGTTATCATGATCCTCAGATTGAGAATCAAACCATGTAATACCATCTTCACTCCACTGCCGTTCAAGCGGATTACGAAAATAAGCATTGATAAACGCAAGCGCTTCCGTGCCGGTAGGTGGAATTACTTGTGCGGAGCTCCAATCACGGATTGTATTCTTTGCAATAAACGGTATCCACGCGATTGTGGACGGGTTCGACAACCCTTGCATATACTGCTTGACATTGATATACACGCCCGTATTGATGCTTACTTTGTCCGTTGTAACTTCTTTAAACTTAACAGTATCGGAATTTATCCTTATAGAAAGTTGTCCGGATGCAAAATCCGCTGTCCCGCCGTCAATCCAGTCGCCTTCGATATTGAACATGTTGGAAGTAGGGTCTGCTTCGTCAAACGGAATGACAGACTGAAGAGATTTTGCCATCAGATAGTCGTCATCATCAAAGTTGTTATCAGCGACAAACACAAATGAAGTATCTGTGTCAAATGAAATCGGCGTGAATGTAACAGCTCCGGCTTCGTCCATCTGACGCTCACCGAATTGAATGCACAGGATTTGCCACTGGCCACGCTCAATATTGATATAGTCAGAAGATTTCGTGACAAAAGCCCCGTCTGCATACACCTGAGCGCGTGTATTTATGTCAATGTATGTAAGGGTCTTTTGCATGTATGCCACCTCGTTTTATCATAATATACTCCGATACTTTCAAATTTCAATCACTAAACAAAGGCTATATCTACAATATCAGAATTATAGTCGGTACCGTTAAACGCAAGTAGACCACCAGAAGATGCACCCCTGACGCCTTCTCCGGCTGTCCCAGCAGCCTCTGTCCAGTTCATCCATGTAAATGCTGCGCTGCCATCACCTCCACGCCTTGCATACTCATTTGAATTATCTATACCGTTTCTACCAATCACCCTGTAACCATTGCCACCGCCCCCACCAGACGGATAGCCGCAAGTTATAGTTCCCGGTTTTTGCAATCTGACACGTAACCCAAATTGATGTTCCGGGCTGATAGCTGTTGCATAACCCCTGACGGTAGTCATAGTGAACCACCAACGATGGGAGTATATAGACCCACCCACAGACCAGTTATAGCCGTAAACTTCTCCTTGTGAAATAAGAGTTTCCAGATTTTCACCATCTGGAAGTTGTGCAATATTCCCCTGTGTTATCTGCACAGTGGTGTCACTTGCGTTCTTTATTTTTAAATCAAATACAGGAGGATCAAGCTCAAAGTTGTTGAATCCATTTTTGTATGGGCCGTATGTACATGTATTGTGCATAGTGATACTATTATTATAAGACTGATCTATACTTGTGGTCATGCTAGCAAGCCTAACCAAATTTCCTGTTCCATTATGTATAACATTTAAGTTTATGTTACTATTTTTAACATAAACTGCCTCAAACCACAGTGAACTATTGACAGTGCCACCATCCCTGTCGTGATTGCGCGTACCATACTCATTAGATGAGGTATACTTACCTCCCTTTCCGGCTCTTACACTGCTTAAGTCTAAGTTTAGATTAAATGTACAGGCGTTTACGTAATTTCCGAAGTCCAAAGACAACCCAAGACCATAGACGCCACCGCCATTTCCACACCCTCCATCAGGGTAAGAAGAGGAAGCTAAACCGTTACCCCCATCACCTCCCCTGCAATAGGGGGCGTACGTTACGTCAATTACACATCCATACATCTTTTCGGGGGAAAGATGGATAGCTTCTGAACCACCAGTAATACCACCCGATGAGTCGCCGCCATCAACCCCGTCTCCACCACTTCCGGGGTTTCCATAATGCAAATCGAAGGTACAGGAATCGTATGCATCAGCACGTAGCCGTATTATACCCGCATCCCCTCCAGCACCACCATTAACCCCGCTTGCTCCGGATGCCCCGTTTCCTCCGTTTCCAGTAGTGATGTCAAGATGGCACTTATACAGATAATTATAACGGCCTGAAAAAAGAGTGAGCCACGGGGTAGCACCTTCAACTATATCAGAACCGCTCTTG